AGCAAAAGTAGAATTTACGATATAAAAAGTATGGGTTTAGTGATTATTCGTTAGAAAAATTAACAAAGAAGTCAAAGTATATACCCTTGCCATCTATTCTAACATGTGGTTTGGTCATTCGTTGTCTAATGTGCGGACTACATTTGGTGTTGTATTTCATAAAAGAAAAGTTAATTTCACCTTCAACAGTATTTTTTACTTTGAACGATTCTTCTAAAGGTATAAATCCAGCTACAGTAAATCCTTTTTGATTTTCTTCGAAGTGTGCAACAAACCATTCAATATCTGTAATAGGAAACTTGGTACCCATAGTTCGGGTTGTTCCTCTGAGTGCTGGTATAATTATTTCTTTGAATAAGACGTTTTCGGCGAGTGCCTGAGCTTCTTGCTTTTGGGCCCGGAAAGTAGGGCTTAGAGATCGAAACCATTTCATCCATACTATTTAATTGGTACTTTATCGAAATTAAGTACCTAGATTTTCTTCCATGTGTTGCAAAAAATTATCCCAATCCTTGCCATACATTTTGTAGAATATTCGATCTTCTGTGCTGAATAACACTAACCAATTTTTATCAAAAAAGTATGGGTATTGCATATAGCGATCCAATAGCAATCTAATACGAGGAGTAATTTTTATTTTGGATAACTTAAATTCTTCACGTTCAATATCCATACTGCATATAACGTGCAAGCCCAACTTAGACAAGCAGAGCCCGGTATCATTTCTATAGTTTACGAATAAATCTTGTATTTTAGTTTCTGGTCTGGTACGCTGAGCATGTAGCAGTAACGTATTATACCATTCCTTGTTCACCATCGTTTTCAACTATTACCTCACCTTTAGTAAACTTGATCACTTGAAATTTATCTGTTTTAAATAATTTATTCAATCTAGTTGCTAAGTTAAAAGCATGTCCGCTATTACTAAAACTTACTTTCTTATACTTAGGTCCTGGAAAGTTTACCAGTGTATTTAAGCTACGAAGGTTAATTGGTTTGCTATCATAAAAAACTGCATAGATAGCATCAGCCGCTAGTATTTGTTCACTGCGGTAATTTTTTGGATCTGTGAATTCCATTAATATTGTTGGTTTAGGTCTCGCCATATCATTCTCTACTACTTTAATATATTTAGTTAAAACGGTATAGAATGGGCTGGTTAACAATCGTTAAATACCAGTGTGAGAAACTCGATGATACTCACAGAGGAGAAAACATATGTATGTAACAGAAGCAATGATCCAAAGCATGGAAGATATGATGAGAAATGCCGCGGACATGGAAAAATCTATCAAAGCTATGATGGAAACAGAAGGAAGAATACATGGACTTGAATTGGATAGACGTCATAATGCAAGAGACATGTGGAAACAACTAAGCGAGCATATGATGAGTCATGCACCACAAGCATCAATGATGTGTGAGGTAGAAATGACTGATCCAATGATGCACACACATGATGATGGAATGACACATTCACACGACGGTGGGGATATGGCACATGATCATAATGATGGCGCACCAAGTAGCATGGAGCCAACAGGCGCACCTATGCCAAGCCCGTCAGATCACCAACAAACTTAAAAGAAAGAAGGCGCTAGTTTATGCACTATCGCCTTTTTCCTTGGCTAATAATTCTTTGATTGTTTTTTCTTCAAGACAGTTAATCAGTTGTATTGGCATTTGTTTACCATACTCAAGTATTAGTTTTCTTGTGTATAATTTAATTTGCTCTGGGTCTTTTAAAGACTGAATACACTCTTCCCTAGTTTCAAAAGTGGGCTCAGTGAAAATATAAACATCTCCATGGAATGTAGCAAACATAACAATTATTAACCAATTCATGTAGATTCTCCTCTGAAGTATAATCTTTTCTCACCAGACACAATAGGCTTTGCGCCTGATTGTTGTATTTGTCCTTTAGCACAACCCATTTCAAGTAATTGTATATCAGGGTGATATACATCTTGTCCGTGTGCTATTACACCTTTTTGTAAAGTATCTTCTTCTTGTCTATAAAATGCTTCGCATTGTTCATATGAACGAAAAGGTAGGTTCCAACTTATAACTCGTTGAACTTCTCCTGACGGATATACCAATGTAGCATATATCAGTATAGCCCACATCATTGGTCTTCTCCATACGGTTGAGCTCCTCCGTAAGCACTAAAATTTTTACCGTTAAAAACCATACATGCAACGCCGTCTTGGTATACTTGTAGCATTGTCCATGTTCCTGTTTCTTGATTAACAAAAAACATCATTGCACCATTGTATGGTTCACTCTTAGGACCAAATGTTAGTCCTGAACCATTAAACAATAGTTGTTCTCTATATTTCATAATGCTGGCTTGCATTTCTTTCCAGCGACCACATGGTGCTCTTAGGATAGCACTTAAATTCTGCTTCTGCCCTGGCGGCAAAGTTTTTGGTGGTTGTTCTTGTTTAGGTTCTTCTACTTGTTGTTGTTTAAACCATTTATTGTCAGTGGCAAAACTAGACTGACTCCATGTTAGCAGTATCAGCACTGCTAGACTTAATATCTTTTTCATTTTCTTGCCCTTTTCGTTTAATAGCAAGATACATATCTGATTCATTGGTATATGGACCTAAATGTGTATAATCCTGTAGTGTTTTTAACCTAGGACAGAAGCTCGGCCTCCAGCCCATAGGAAAAAGTATTCCCCAATAACCAGCCACAAAATATTGTTTACTATTGGCTGTCTTTGTATATACTGCCACATCATCTTGTAGGTTGGTATTGTATACAGTATCTACGTTAGTCGGATAACCATAAATTGAAGCGTTAATAGTCTGCTTTTTTTCTGTCTTAGTAAACTTTATGTCATCCAAATTGTCTAATATAGTTTCTGTACGGCTGTTGTTTTCGTAAAGGATATACGAATCTGTCTTTCTTCGCAATGTACCCATTTTAGTTCCATTGCGTTCAACTATCCAGAAACTGTCTTCTACAACTTCTTTAGCTTGTAAGTATTTACCCATTTTAATATGCGTTATTTAGATATTCACTGTGAGATTCTGCCGATGTGCTGATTCGTTGCAGGTCCCACTTTCCGCAGAATCTTAAGAAGTGTACACCTACTTGGCTTGCAGGAACTTTTTGTACCTGTATTGTAATAGCTTCGTCTAACTTATCTTTAATCTCATCAGGTTGTTGTGTGAGATCAATTAGTGTTACATTACGTTGATAGTCATCAAGTACTCTATGCTCTTCGCCATTGTGATCACTCCAACGTTGTAGCATCATATTATTCCAATCAAAGCCTTTAGACTCTTTGTCAGCAAATGCTTCTAATAGTCCAACTTTATTTTTACTGCCTTTTTTACGAACACCTGGATAAGCACTAAACACATTATCACTGCTATCGCCTCGCATACACTTTTCAAATAGCAACCACTTAGGATCACCAATTTGTTTTTGCTCACCTGTTTTATTATCTATAACAGGTTTGCCTTTGTCGTTTACGATACCATCTAGTTTAATGTGTTGATTAGTAATGCCATTGTACTGTGTTACTTTGTCTGTAAGCAACTGATAAAAGTCGCTGTCTGAACTTACAATAACATGTTCATCATCAGGATGATTCTGTATCCAACGTGCAATAAAGTCATCAGCTTCACACTCAGCATGTTGTAATACTGTACAGTTTGTTCGCTTGTCTAAAAATTCTTTAAGCTCGTCAAAGGCTTGCCAAAATGCTTGATCTTCTTCTTGCTCAGCAGGAGTTAGTGCGTCACGAGCTACTTTACGATTTGCCTTGTAAGGCTCGTAAAAGTCTTTGCGCCAACTGCGACCTTCTAAACAAAATACAACATGACTACCACCAAAGTCTCTATAGGCTTTGAGTATGCTAGCAAACATAATATGATATGCCATGCCAATTTTAGTCTCAATACTATCGCCCCGTACTACATGCCTAGCACGGAAAAACATGTTTGCAGTGTCTACTAGAATATATGTCATTTTAACTCGCTCTGTTATTTTGTACTAATTATAGCTTAAAAACTTAGCGAAGTCAACCTTTTAATCG